GCCTTGGATGGCGACCGTGCTGGCGGTGTTGGCGACGTTAGTGCCGTTTTTACGCAACCAAATGTAGATATTGCCTGCGCCGCCAGAGGTTTTGTCTAACTGTGCCGAAAACTGCACGTTGTAAACGCCTTGGTAATCTACAACCAAGCGGGACGACGGCGAGCCGATAGACACACCGTTGCTGCTATCGGTGGTGTTAAAAACCATGCCGTAGGCGGTATCAATAGATGCCGCCGTTTGCAGCGTGGTGTCGCTGAACGCACCGTAGTGCAGGATCGGCACCGAGCGACCAAACCCCTGCAATTCTTCCCACAGCGTATTGCTAACGGCAAAAAACATGGCCGAGCAGTCAGGGTTAATCGTGCCGAACCCTGCGTTGTTGATGCTGCTGTTGGCGTTGTATGGGTAAACGGTAATTGGGTTAGCAGTCGTGTTCTTTACGATGATGGTTTCGCCCATCTCGGTCGGCGGTAACTTGACGCCTGACCCTGCGGCTGCCGTTGTGACGTTGTTGTACACATATGTTAGCGCCGTAGCGTTACCGGCTGACGTTCCTGCGGCAGTCACACTTGCTATACCGTCGCCACAAATGGAAACGGTAGAAAGTTGCGTCACCCCGCTATTTAGAACGCGAGAGGGAATAGCCATTAGGCTGCCTTCCGCTCGTCGCGCACACGCATGATTTCAGCAATCAGTCCCGGCCCTTTAACGTCTACCGTTATATCGCCCATGACCGAGAACAATTTCTGGAACTCGTTGGCTTGCTGGGCCATTGCCATGTTGCAGTTGAACTTCTTGCCCTCGGGGCCGCCAACCCAGATGTCCACAGACGGGCCGGTGTATTCGCCCGTGAAGCGCTTGAGGCCATCTGCTCGGTTGCAACTGTCGTAGCCGTACATGATGAAATGACGGAATCCGAGCAAGTAACCGATGTTGACGGCGCGTAGCCCCGATGTGGTGCCACCGCCCACGGCAACCTTGCCCGGGCCAATGGCTTCCATTTCCGGCCCCGGCGCCCATGAGTGCCACAGCAGCATTTTCCTACCCTTGAGGTAGTCAAACGTGGAGGGCGGGCAGCGCGAGGCTGGCATATAGATGGTGTGGTCGTTTAGCCGCTGAATACCGCTCGTGCGGTCACGCGGGTCAAGGTTGACCCACATATCCGGTTCAACGCCGTTTTCACACAAGAAATCATGCGCTGCTTTAATCGCCACAATCGGGCGACCGGCTTTACGGTGCGCTTTGATTTCGTCTATGAAATCAGGCATAGACCACCCGCTCGCCACCAACACCATGTTGCCATCGTGTTTGGTGGGAGCGAGGGCCAGTTCTGGTAAACCACGGGCAAGCGCCGAGCGGATATTGGAACAAAGTTCCTCCTCCGTACCCGCCGCCTGCACCGTGATTTCCAGAGGTTGCATCGTTAGAACCCGACAACGCCCGTGGCGATGTGCGGATAGCCCGCGATGCAGGTGACGGCAGACGCAGAGGCTGCCGAGGTAGTGGCAACAAGGCCAGCCACCAAACCGCCCGTCACGGTCGCGTCGTCAAGGACGCCGCCCGTGGCAGTCGTGAACAACGGCACCGACGGCTCGCAAGCCGCAGCAACGCTGACACGCGGCTTACCGCCCAACTGCACCCAGCCGTAGGAGGCAGAGGCAATGGACACTTGAGCAAAGCCAACAGCCTTGCTCCCAGCCGAGTTGGTGGTGGTCAGCGGGACAACGGTGTTGTTCACGCGCACGGCAACTGCCGCGTACGTTGCAACCGTTGACGCCGCTTGAACGTACACAGCCTGTCCACCGTCATCCAAATTCACGGTCGTGCCGAGATTGAATTGCGGTGAGGTGTCTACGCTGCCGAGAGCCACGCCAATGACGTTTGAAGTAGATACAGTCATTTTCGTTACTCCTTAATCAATCAACACGCCTTGGAATTGAGCGCCCGAGCAGGTCAAGTTACCCGCCCAGCCGATCAACTTCACAATGGCGTCTTGGTTAACAGCCTGCCGCTCGCCGCCAATCGGCACAAAGTTGCGATCTTTGTGAGGACGGAAGTGCAGGTACTTGGTGTTGAGGAACCACATGTGGTTCGCGTTGCCAGCGCCGCTGTTATACGACGAGGAACCGATACCACCGTCCAGCACAACGTCAGACGCCATGCCAGCGCCGTAGTACTTGAGCGAGGCAAAGCCCGCACCAGCCATGCCCGAGCCGGACTCGGTGATGCGCTGGATGGCTTGCAGCGACTGCAAGTAATAACGGTAGTAGTTGTTGTCAGCAACGATCAGGTCAGGCTTGTCGGTGCCACGAACGAGTTGGACAGCCAAAGCGTCCATGTAACCCTGAATCGTGGTGTTGGACACAACGCCCGAACCGCTGACCGAGGCATCAAACACCTTGGACTGCCAGAACGACCACACGGCGCGGTTGATGCCGCCGTAGGTGCCAACAGTCGGGTCATCCGGCACAGCGGCAGCAAGACCCGTGAGGTTCTTACCAGCGTTGCCGGTGCCGTCGCCGTACAGGTCGCCCGAGATGCGGTTAGCAAGTTGGGCTTCCGCGACTTCCATGCGACCGTCAAGCAAGTCAATGATGGCTTCCTTGCCCGAGTTTTGGATCATTTCCAAACCCGAGATGGTCACAGCAGAGGCGTACTGCGTGATGCTGAACTGCGCCGACGAAATCGGGCTGTTCTGGCCGACGTTCAACACTTCGTAACCGCTGTACGAGTTGGTGTTGTTGGTGGTCGGATCGTTGTACATGATTTCTTGCAAAATCACGTTACCGCCCGAGAACGTTTTAACGTTCCCGCGCTCCTTGAGGCGACGAAGCAACGCGTTGTTGTTCGTCACGTTGTCAGCGAGTTCACCGCTACGGCTCTGAATAGTCGTGGCAATGATGTCGCTGATGCTTGAGTTGGCAAATGCCATTTGATTACTCCTTCATCAGTTAGTTATAAGCGCGACTCTGTTTCGGAAAATGCTTCCTCTAGAATCGCACGACGGTTTGCCGCTTTTGGAGCCGTGTTAACGCCGGGTGTGGCGCTTCTGACACTCACCGCTGCTGCTCGGGCGGCTTTCGCTGCCCTGTTCTGCTCCTTGGCTTGTCTAGCGGCCACTTCAGCCTGTTGGGCTTTGTTGATCTGCTCAAACAAGTCAGGGTTAAGTCTGATGGCTTTCTCATATGCTTCGTCCAACGTCTCGGCCATGCCACTCTGTAGGAGTTGGATCATGGTCGGGCGGGCTTCCTCAAAATGATCAGCCTTCATACTAAATTGGTTGATTTCACCCAGCAGTTGTTGATTCTGCTGCATCTCTTGCTGTTGCTTCCAGCCCATCACCTCACCGCGCACGTTGTTCAACTCGTTTTGGAGTTGCCACACGAGCGGGTCAACTTGGGCTTGCGGCTGTTGCGGCATCTGGCCGTTCGTCGGCAGTTGGATGCCATACGACTGTGCCAGTTGCATGAAAAGTTGCATCTTTTGCTGCGGCGGGGCAGTACGCAGCGTGTAGTCGGCTTGCATCAAGGCTGACACCGCCTTTTCGGGCGTCAATCCCATGCCTTGAATGGTTGGCAGGTACGGTGCGATGGCTTCCTGCATGGTGTCGGCAAACTGCGCTTTGGAAAGCAGCGGTTCCACACCGGCACGCATCTGTTCTTCGCGTTGCCATGCGTACTCTTGCATCTTCGGGTCGGCTTTCTGCCAAATCTCGTGATAATCCTTTTTCCACGACGCGGGAGGACGACGCCATACCGGCGGTTCTGCGTCCGGCTGCATTTCTTCCTGCTCGGGCTGCGCTGCCTTTGGCGCAAACCGACCCTGTGCGTCACGCCCGTCAATCGGCTCGCCCTTTTCGGCTGCCTCTAAACCTGCTTCCAGCATTGCACGACGGTCATTTTCGGGCTGTTCGTCCCGTGCTGACTCAAATGCCTGATTGTTCTCGTCCATAACTAGCCTCTCCTGTGGGGATTGGTGAAATTAGCGTGCTGGCGTAGGTCGCGCAGTATGCGATCCGCTTGCTCGTTGGTCAGTCGGTTGTTGACCATGTGTTTAAGGCGCTCAAGCCGCGTATCTACGGGCTTTTCGTGCCGAACGTGCTTGCTCGGGTCTTCGTTGCCAACCTCAATGCAGTTGTTCGCCTTGAGATGGCGTCGGTGTTCCGAGCGGGAAGTGACCATTTTGCCGTCAATCATGCTTTTGTAAGGCACGATGTCAGGCATGACGTAGTGATAACGCCCTTTGGCGTCTTTCTTACGCTCTACAAACTCGCCGTCAATGTAAATGTAGGTGCGTTTCATTGCTCAAATGAGGGTGTCGGCATGGTTTTGCCCATTTGGGCGATAACCAGTTTGGTTTGGGCGTCAAGGTCAGCGCGGTAACGGTCAGCAGCCTGTTTCTGTTGCAGTTCTGCCGCCTTCAAGCGTGCCTCAAAGTCCATTTTCTGCTGTTCCATCGCCATCTTGGCTTGGTTACGCATTTGCTCCATCTGCATTTCGTGCTGCATCTTGGCTTGCGTAAGCGCAGATTCCATCTGCATCTTGCTCTGCTCCAACTGACCCTTCTGCTGCATCTCGGCTTGCTTGCCTTGCTGCTCGGGGTTCTGTTGTTGCATAGCCGCCTGCTGCAACTGCTGCAACGTGGCGTCAATCTGCCCTTCAATCGGACGCGCAGCCTTAAACGCCTGCATACCAAAGCGCAGCAGTTCCATCATCATCGGAACCATCTGCGGGCTTGCCTGACCAACCGGCAACGCTTGAGCGAGGAATCCACCGAACGCCTGCAAGAACTGCATACGATCTTGCTTGTTCTGGTTCTCGTCCAGCATCACAAGGCTGTCGGCGGCAATGTCCACGCGGAAATTGCGTAGCGGCTTGTCCTTGAGCAACTCCAACGCTTGCGGAATTAACTGTTGATCCGCTGGCGTCATCTGGTTGGCGGCAGCGTAGGCAAGAATGGTTTGCGGCTGGTAATGCCTGCACATTACCTGCGCCTTCAAACGGATCAGTTCTGATGCAAAGAGGGCAACGTCCTCCTGCATAGAACGCAGTCTTAATCCTGCGTACTGTCCTTTGATTTGCTGCGCGGTCGCGGTTTCGCTGGCGAACGACGTACCACGGATAATGTCCGAGATACCCGTGATTTCGTAGATTTGGGACTTGATGTCTTCCCGCGCTCGGTAGCATTGGATGAGGGCGTTTGCGAGGGTGTCCAGAGGTAGCAAATCAATGCTGCCTTTAAGGCCACCCTTTTCGCTGAAAGCCATCCACTTATCAACTGGAATAAGCGCATTGTTGTCGCCCTCCGTCAGTAGGCGTTGCAACGCCGGTTGGCTGCTGTCGTACACACCGCGCACGCGCAGCGCCTTCACCAACCCGTCAATGCGGTCGGACAGGATGTCCAACTCCATCGCCTGATCTTGGTACAGCAGGAAATCCGGCACCGGAACCAGCGTGTCGCTCGTCGTCGTCGCGTACAGCGGTTTCGGGCAGGGGAAGAACCCCTCAAGGCCGAGCGGGTCATCCCGCACATCAATCATCTGCGGCATACCCTTGCAGAACCAGTACACCTTTTGGGTTTCCTTGTCCCACAATTCACAAATCTTCGCACGGTTGTAGGTGCGCTTGGCTTCGTTATAGGCGTTAAGTGGCTCTGGCCCTTGGTCAAGGGGTATCTGGCGTGCCATTTCCTCGCCAAAGCGCTCTACCAGCGCCTCGCGGTTCATATACACCCAGCGCCACACGCAAGTGACTTCTTCCCATGTGCGGGCTTGCGAGTGTCCAAAGTCGCGCCAATGGATGTAATCCACCGGTGCGCACTCATACTCAATCTGCTCAAGGCTTGGCGGCGCACCTTCGCCCTGCTCAATGGTAGAGGTAATGGATACGCCATCGTCCTCAATGCCAATGGGGGCAACGTGCGGCTCGTACCGTACCCATGCCGTACCGCGACCGCCGAGGAAACGATCCTCAACGTCGTATTTCATGGTTGAGCGGAAATCGGGGTAATGCTCAATTTCAAAATCAATAGCGCGTTCTAGCAACTGCGAGGCTACGCGGCCCACGGGGTCGTTATCGCCAAAACGGCGGCTGATGTCAGCCTTTGGGAGTTTGGCGTAAACGGCAGGGGTCAGCGTCTGTACGTTTGACCACAAAATGTTAAAGCGGGCGGCTTCGTTACCGCCCTGCCCACGACTGTCATCCCGATACCGCTTAACGATCTTCTTGGTACGCGCCTGCCATTTGGCAAACTCGTTGTCATACTGACCGATAATTCGGAGGTACTTTTCCAGTTCCGGTTGCAGTATGCCGTCCATGATTAGGCCGTGAAGAATCCGACAGCCATAACGGTAAGCCCTGCGCCGGTCGTGATCTTCCACGGGCCGGTGGCCGCAGCGGCGTTAATCTCAAGGCTGTAAACGCCAACCGGAGTGTTAGCAGCCATCGTCAGGACAGTCGTGCTGCCGTCAATGACGCTCAAAGTGCTGGTTCCGGTCGTCGTGACCGTCACCACAATGCGGTGCAGATAGTCACCCACGGCACCTGTGCCACCGAGTACCTGTGCGGTCTGCGAAGCGGCAACTGTTTCATAAGGGTAACGATTCGGGCTGACAATGCTCATATCCTTGCTCTCCTTGTCGTCGTGCGGTCGTGAACCGCCCACATATCGTTTAGCGTGACTGTGTTCTCTGGCCCCACCATCAGCGGCTTGACCTCTGGCGCTGGGGGCTTGTCAGCGACTTCAGACCATGATACCGCAACCATACGGAAAGCGTCACTAGGGTGTGATGTCCAATCGTGTCGCGGTGACTGACGATAGGCTTTCTTGTCCTCGTCGTACTCACGTTGATACTGGCGCAGCGCCTCTATGCCATCGCTGCATTTGCTGGCGTCAAACCAGACACGCGGCAACATCATGCGTACCGCTTGAATACCTGACTGCACACCGATGTCAGGGACAACAGCGAGTTTGGCGATGTCTAGTTGCGCCGCCAGTTGCTCAATGATGCTCTTGCCCGTCTGTAGGCTCTTGGCTCTCGCGTCATGCGGCAAGTAGTGCTTGGCGTAGCGGTAGGGCTTGTTTGTCACTACCTCGGCAATGCTATGGATGTTCTCGCCCGACACGGCGTAAAAGTCTATGACGCGCAGTTCCCCACGGGCGACCTGATAGAACCAAATGGCGGTGTCGTCGCGGTAGCCCAAGTCCCATGCGGTATATGTCGGCAAGTTGGGGTCATACGGTACGTTGGTGATGCGGCCCTGATCGGCAGCCTCGCGCATCTCCTTGCCGTAAAAAGCGCCGAGAATCGCAGCCTCAAAACTGCACTCGTACTCCTGTAAATACTGATCCTCGGCCAACTGCGCTTTGGCGGCTGCTAGTTCAGTCGCCGGTAGTAACCCGCTGCTGGAGGCAGGCAAGCGCAACAGGAACCATTCTTGCGGCAAGCGTTGTGCGGTGTCGTAGATTTCCCAGAACTGGTTTTTGCCCTTCGGTGTACCGCCGAAAACGCACCAACCCTGCTTGTCTGACAACGCAGGGCGAATTACGTTCCCAAATACGGACGGTTTAAAGTCACCGTACTCGTCAAGGTAAATGCCCGAGAAGCCAAGGCCGCGCAACGAGTCGGCGTTATCGGCACCAAACAAGCGTATCTGGCTGCCATTGATGAGCGTAATGGTCAGTTCTTGCTCGTTGACGGCTTGGATTAGCGGCTGTGCGCCGTCCTTAAAATATTGCCATGCAACGGATTTGGCCTGCGACCTGTACGGTGCGACGTATCCGAACAGCCCGTATTGCCCTTGGTACATCGCAGCAGCGCGGATCATGTCGTTCACGGCGGCGACGGTCTTACCTGCGCGGCGGTGTGCGACGAGGCAAGCCCAGCGTTTAGTGCGCTCATGAAACGGCATGAACGCCTTGCGTGGGCGGTAGGGCAGGATTATTCGGGAGCCATCCATCCGATCTGTACCTTGACCGGGCCGCTGTTCTCGCCTGTAACCTCTTGCCGCGCCAAGTCAGGCGCTACCTTCTTCAGCAATATCTCGGCTGCTTTGATTTGCGTTTGAGACATTTCGGCCTTCCCTAACGCATGGTCGTGAAGCCGCGAGACAAGGTGTGTGGCCTTGATGCGCAACTTCCATTCATCTCGCAGAGTCGTATGTATTTTCCGTGCTGCCATGTCGTTGTTTTAACACAACATTTCTGGAGATACTATTTGTTTCTCGCGCTAATGGCTTTAGCCTTGGCTCGGGCGTCCTCCTTGCTAGAGGCTCCCCATGCCTTGAGTGCCAGCGCAAGGCGGGTAGGCTTGCCGTTCTTTGCCATCGGCCCCGGCATATTGCCCATTCTTGCGAGGAAAGAGGCTCGGCGTGGATTGTCGCCAGCCTTGACCGGGGGCTTGAGCGTCCCGCCAGTCTCGCGCTTGTACGAGGCGCGACCCTTGGCGTTCAACCCGCCCTTAGCATTTTGCCCCTCTTTGCGTGTCCAAGCCGCGCTCATTTCTTCGCCGTCTTTGCCGATTGTCGGAACGCTTCAGCAGTCGGCGCACCCGGCTCACCGGGCTTGCGGGTACGCTCTACAGGGCGACCCTCGGCGCGTTGGCGCTTCTGCCGTTCTTGTTTGGCAAGAATCGCGGCATACAGTCCCGGCTTGCTCATTTGAAACGCTCCAACTTGTACAGAAGGGAGGCGATCTCGCCCACGATTTCGTCAATGATGTTCTGCAAATCGGTGTCTTTCGGCAGGTCGTCTCGGATGCCCTTCACAAACGTCAGCAGGCTGTTGGCGTATGCAGCAGCGTCTTTCTGCACCTTGAACCCCTCGGGGTAGTCAGCGAGGGGCATGATGCCGTAGTGGCCTTGATACGCCTCGGCATACTTGTCGGCCAAGTCCACGATGTTCTGGTAGTAGTGGCCGAGCGCCTTATGGGCGGCGTAACTAGCCGTCTGCAAATGCAGAAAATGCGTAGCGGTGCTGCTGTGTAGCAATACGCCAACAAACTCGGCGGCGTCTTTGTGGCTCATTGCATCATCCGATACAACCGAGTTTTCTTTTTGTCTTTTTGAGGGGAATACGGTAACGGTTGTGCGGTTGGCGGGGCATCTCCCGTGTAAGGCAGGTTTACCGAACGCGGCGGTTCGTTAGTCGCTGGGGCGGCTTCGTATTCCGGTTCTTGCCGCATATCCGCAGGAATAATGGACTGCTTTGCTGCCTCTTTCTTTCGCAATATTTCCATCAACTGTTGCTTGCCCATATCGGCTTTAGACGCCTCCATGGCATCCAACATGGCTTGTAGTTTCTCTTTACGGGTGTCAGCCATATATCCCTCGTCAACAGTTACTGCGGCGTTAGCCTCAAGGTGGGCAGGATTATTGCAGTCGTAGCATCCCCTAGCGCGTACCGCTCTGTCAACTGCCTCTCTGGCGGGTAAACGAGGATGCGCTTGGACAAATCAAACTGCATGGCGTTCCATACGCCCTTCTCTACGCCCTCAAAGTCATCTAGCGTGATGATCGTGTTTGGCGTGCAGAGTCGTGCAAGGTGCGTCTTGTCGTCGGGCTGTAAGCGTCCGTCTAAATGCAGCAAGTCAATCGGTGCGTCAAGTTTTGTGAACATTTCCGTGGAACTCCCGTGGTATTGGGTGATGTAGGTAGCCAACGGAAGTTTGAAATTGTGGGTCATGTCGCAGGTATGCGTTTTCGCACCTAAACGCGACAACACGAACGTGGATTTGCCGATGTATGTCCCGATCTCGGCCACGGTCTGCGGTCGGAAGTAACGCACAACCGCCCACAATGCGATTAGGGAGGCGTCATTCGTCGTACCAGTACGTCGGGCAGGGTCTAGTTTTTCCAAGTCCTGCAGAACGTGCCACGGCAGGTCAGGTAAGCCGTCAAAAAGGGTGTCCCATATCGCACGGGATAGTCGTTTTCGGTTTACGTTCAGCATATATTTGTCCTATGTTTGTTTTCTTCCACGTTGGCGACGACATCGCCATGCCCACCGCAATGGTCTTTTCCATTCGCGCCCACAACCCGGATGCGACCATCATTCAGGTCACCGATGCGGCTACCCCTGCTGTGCCGGGAACGTCGCGGGTGTTTGTGACCGAGGGCAACCGCAAATATCTGATGCAATGGCGCACCAATGCCTTTGCGGAACTTGGGTTGACCGAACCTGCGATGTACATGGATACCGACATGATCGTGCGTCATCCGATTAGCCCTAGCGCGTTGCTTAAAGGTTGGGGGCCAGTTGCGATGACGCGTCGTGAATTTAACCGTGACGCCATCTTTAACCCGCGCCAGCGCGGTCAGGATTACAGCGAGTACGAGGGTAAGACGCTGGATCAGGTTTATCCCTACGTCGGCTGCTGCACCATTACGTCCGATTGGGGCGTGTGGGCTGACCTTGCCGAGATGTACAACGTCCTGCCGGATAAGTTCTGCGTGTGGTATGGCGATCAAGAGGTTTTGCGGGAATACAGCAAGCGCGTGAAGGTGCAGGACTTGCCCGAATCGCACTATGCCTGCTTGCCCGAGTATCTGAAGCAATATTCTGATCCGGCTATTGTGCATTACAAGGGCGTCCGAAAAGCACTCATGCCTACCGTAACTGCTCCGGCTTGATGGCAGCGAGATACCGTTCCATCAACTCACGCACCGTGGCTTCGGGGTCACGCGCAACGTAAAACTCCCCGCGTGGTTCAAATATCGCTTGGAACTTTTCTTGGCTCGGGCGTAGTTTTCCTTTTTCTACCTTGATTTCTACCCAGCACACCCACGGTGTTCCGTCGGGCAGATTCCGCACGACGAGACGATCTGGAACGCCACCGTTTGAGGCGTAATCGTGGACGGTGAACCCGGCTAGGGACAGCGCCCGGCCAATAAGGCCATCGTTCGCATCCCGTCTCGCCTTGTATCTCATTGCGTGCCTCGTTGACGCAGCGCCCTAGCCAAATAATCCACCACGTTCTATTCCCCCGCTTTAACTCTGGCACGAAGTTTCTCCACAGCCTTTTCACCCCACAACTGGCGTACCAGTCCGATTGTGTCCCGATCCGATAACACAGCAGCAGCGCCAGCCTCTCGGATCAATTCCGCGACCCTATCACGGTTAACGTTAACGCCTCGGGCTAACTGTGCGTCGTAGAACTTTAAGCGGTTTAGCGGGGATTCCTGTACTGCCGAATTCCACATCACCTGATTAGAGTGAAACTGGTGTTCTAGGTTATGACTTGGCTTTGGCTTTTCCGGTTGAGACTGTTTAGTCGGAAAGTAAGTGAATTCATCACCCATATATAACCTCTCTATGGTTTAGAACTGATGACTGATGGTGAACTCTGCACGGTTGAGACGGAGTACGCCTAACGTGGATCGTGCAGAGATTAGATGACTGACGGAGCCACCCTGCTGTCGGCTACTTTTCACCAGATTGCTCCGGTTGCCATTTGCGCTTCCCGACGATACGCCGCGCACCTAAAGGCTGGCTGCCCCGATTTAGGTTTAAGGTGGCTCTGTGCGTTGTTTCCCCGACCAGAGTACCCGAGTAGTTGGGCGTGGTGGGGTGGTTGACACGACTAGAACAGTCCGTCAAACTTCCATCACGCTCAAACCGCAAATTAAGCGTAAGGCAGCCCCCCTGCCGCGTCAAGCCCCCGCCAACCGGGGGTTTTTCGTTTCTGGCGTCATCTACGGCCTGACAGACGATCTTGATGACCGCTGCCCTCTCCCTTGCTTTACGCCGTGAAGCCCTTGCAGACGCACGGCGCTCGCTTATACGCGACCAATAGTAGGCACGGTGATAGGCGGTGCGGCTCATAACGCCTCTACCGCAGCAATACGCTCCCCGATCCAACGCATCACCGGCACAGCCATGCTGTTGCCCATTGCTTTGTAACGTTGGCCATCAGGTGACTCTGTTTTGTTGCGCCAAGGAATGTTGGTGTAACCGTCTGGGAAGCCTTGTAGGCGTTCGCACTCAACGGGTGTGAGGCGGCGCACTTGCATTGCTGCTACCCCATGCCGATCCGTTTTGGTTAAGCACGGCGACACATCGTGCATCGGTTCAACGGCATTGCCCCCATTCTTTGGCTGTCTGCCGATCCAATTTCCGGGGATGCCGTAAGTTAATTGACAAATGCCATCTTGCCGACCGCCTTGACCTCCTCGCAATAAGGTTCCTGCGACGTTTACAGATGGGTTCATTTCACCATCCCATGCAATTGGCTCACTTACAAAACTTTCTGTTTCAAAGTCATAACGTTTTCCAACGCCTGCTGTAAGGCATTTGGCAGCGTCTTGCCGCGTTTCTCTGCTCGGCGCAGGATGCCCTTGCAGGCTGTGGCGCTCAAATAAAACCGCTGCGGCACGCTGCCAGTTTCCAAGGTATCCGACAACGAACACACGACGGCGGCGCTGGGCCACTCCGAAGTATTGAGCGTCAAGAACCCGGTAGGCGAACCCATACCCGAGTTCTGCCAACATTCCGAGGAAGGTTCCAAAATCCCGTCCTTTGTTAGACGACAAGACACCGGGGACGTTCTCCCATACCAGCCACTCGGGGCGATAGCGTTTAGCAATTGCGCCGTAGGTAAGCATGAGGTTGCCACGCGGGTCTGCCAGTCCTTTTCGCAGTCCTGCGACGCTGAAGGATTGGCAGGGGGTTCCTCCCACAAGAAGGTTGATTGGTTCATTCGGCCATGCCTCGTATTGGGTCATGTCCCCGTAGTTGGGGACGGTGGGGTAATGGTGTTTTAGTACGGCAGACGGGAAAGGCTCTATCTCGCTGTACCACGCGGCTTGCCATCCCAACGGATGCCACGCCACGGTAGCCGCCTCTACGCCGCTGCAAACGCTTCCGTAACGCATTAACGGGGACGGGCAACTTTGCCCGCCTCGTACTGCCAGCGTCTTGCGTCGGGGACTTTGCCTGCCTTGACCCATTGCTGCACCGCTGCCCGAGTAACCCCGAAAGCCTTGGCAACAGCATATTGGGAACCGTATTGCTTGATCAGTTGTTGCGGTTTCATGGAAGGGGAGGATAGGGGGGTTGACATGGCCTGTCAAGGTAACTATCCTATGCCTCGTTGATTAACAAACCACAGATAGGAGCAACAGATATGCCACGCAAAGACACATTCCACGGTTTCGGTACGTTTTACGCCCTCGGCAACAAGTTTGAGGTGCGCGTGGAGTACACGCAGGACACCGATGGCGGCATCATCTTGGAGGCTGCCGACTTGATCGGTATTTTCCTTGATAGCGATAAAGCCGCTTCATCGCTTAACCACGACATCAAGTTAGACATTTGCGATCTTGGCGCAGATGCCATCTTTGAACTTGAGGAAATTGCCACCAACGACGCGCTGATGAATGGCCCTTATGGGGAGGATTACTAATGAGCCGCTGGTTACCCCAAGCCATTCTGCTTGTAGTGCTATACGCCACAGCAGCCATCCTTGACCCGTGCGGCGATGGTGGCTGCACCCCAGCAGAGGAGCGAGCCAGCCACAATGCAGAGGTGCCAAATGGGCAAAAAAACTAAAGAAACTCCGTTGTTTACTGCCGTTGGGACAATTTGGGCATTCGGCAATCAATTCCAAGTAGCAGTTGAATACGAAATAGAAGAATTTGGAGCGTTTACTAAAAACGCTACGCTAATAGGGGTTTATTTGCCAAATCAAAAATTTCCGACAGAACTCAATCCACCAATACCGATTGATCTTTATTCGGACGACATAGATTGCAAAAGAGAAAACGAAATAGAACAAATTGCCAGCATTGATTTATACAAAGGCAAAACAGAAAAAAATACGGAGTCAAGTCATGAAGCCGAATGAGGTTTGGAACGACGACATGACTTGGTGGCATCACCAAGACCAACTGATGCAAGAACTGGAAGAACAAGAACGCATAGAAGCCTGCAACAAGGCATTAGCAGAACTGAAGGAGCAAGAAGATGCAGAGTGAAACCATAGGTGCATTGGCCGCCGCGCTGTCCAAAGCCCAAGCCGACATTACGGGTGCGCTGAAAGACAGCAGCAACCCGTTCTTTAAGTCCAAGTACGCCGACCTAGCGTCATGCTGGGACGCCTGCCGTAAGCAGTTAGCCGCTAACGGTTTGTCGGTGATCCAGACCACGCAGATGACTGAGCAAGGTTTGATGCTAGTCACGACGCTGGCTCACGCCTCGGGCGAGTGGATCGCAGGGCAAATGCCGGTGCTGACCAAGGACGCCAGCCCGCAAGGGCAAGGCTCTGGCATCACCTATGCCCGCCGTTACGCATTAGCAGCCATTGTGGGGCTTGCACAGGTGGACGATGACGCAGAGGCAGCCCAAGGCCGCAAGCCGCTCACGGTTGATCCTAGGGGCGATCTAGGCCAAGACGTAGACCCCGCCAAACGGGATATTTTCGTTAATCAGTTCCGTGCTGCGTTTGACATGGACGCCGACGAGTACGACATCGCATTAGCGGTGTTGGCCGTCCACGAACTTGTCAACCCCGACCACGACCTTTACATCGCCGTAGCCAATGCCATGACGGCAAAGGAACGGTCTGCCATCAAGAAGTACATTCAACTGACCAAGGAGAAACACCGTGCCTGATTACGATCCGAATATGAAAGGCGTTCTGTTCAAGAACAACAAGGACGGCAACGAGAAGCGCCCTGACTACCGTGGCTCGGCGGTGATCAATAACGTGGATTACAACCTGTCGGCTTGGATTAAGTCCTCGCAAAAAACAGGCGATAAGTACATGAGCATCAAGATTGAGGCGAAGGGCGAGGGAAAGTTAGCGCGTACGGGCGAGCCGCAACACCAAGCCACAAAGAAGCCCGAGATAAACGAGAAGAATTGGGATGACCTTGACACCCCATTCTGATTTTGAGGCTAGGTTTCGGGCTAGTCGCCCCGCAGAGATTGTGGTGGCGACTTACCTGCTAAACCTAGGGCATACGGTCACGTTGCCAAAACGTCGTTTGGCGCGTGACTTTGCCGACCGTGCTGAATACGCCGACAAGGGCGATATATACGCATCAGGCAAGCGGATAGAGGTAAAGCACATCAAGCATGACTTTGGGTATGAAGCGTGGCCGTTTGAGACAGCCGCTATCTGCGCCAAGAAGTCGTTTGATGCTGCTGACCCTCGCCCTGACTACTATTACATCGTCAACGCCAGCATGACCGTAGCGGCGCTTGTGGACGTTAAGACGACGTTTGCCGACTGGCGTGTGCAGAAAATAGTGGATCGGGAGCGCGGGTATGACTATGACGTATACGCCGTGACGCCCGAGTATCTGGGATGGCGGTACATAGATTTTGAGGAACGACTATGAAGGTATTTATCGGTTGGGATAGCCGCGAGGACATCGCGTATCAGGTGTGCCGCAAGAGCATCCTAAAGCACGCCAGCATCCCGGTAGACGTTCAGCCTATCAAACAGTCAGAACTTCGGGATCGTAGCCTTTATTGGAGAGAGAGTGATCCGCTGTCGTCTACGGAGTTTTCGTTTACTCGCTTTCTGACCCCATACCTCGCCGGTTACGACGGTTGGGCGGTATTTGTGGACTGCGATTTTCTTTTCCGGGGGGACATTGCGGGACTGCTGGACTACGCCGACGGGGCAAAAGCGTGCTTTCTTGTAAAGCACGACTACCGGCCTACGGAAACCGTCAAGATGGACAACAAAACGCAGCATCAGTATCCACGGAAAAACTGGTCATCGTTTATGTTTATCAACTGCGGCCACGAACAAGTCAAGGCTCTGACGCCCGAGGCGGTCAATACGCAGACGGGTATGTACTTGCACCGCTTTAATTGGCTCACCGATGACGTAATCGGGGAGTTGCCGATAGCGTGGAACTACCTTGAAGGCTGGTATACACGCGACCAATGCCCGAACCCGATTGCCGTGCATTTCACCCGTGGCGGCCCGTGGTTCACCGATTGGGTAGACGTTGAATATGGCAAGGAATGGCTAGAGGCAAGCCGTTGAAGCGCATATTCCCCAAAGGCACGACGCCAGAACAGTTGGCGACGGCTGCCGCACGCATGGTGCAGGGGCTATCGTCTGACCGTGCGTGGTGCATAGAGGTGTTGGAATGGCGCAAGCCGCGCACCGATCAACAAAACCGCTTTCTGTGGGGCGTGTGTTATCCCGCCATCCTAGAGGGCGGCGGTGAGGCGTTGGCAGGATGGACACGCGACGACTTGCACGAATACTTCCTTGGGGAGTGTTTTGGTTGGGAGACGTTAGAGGGATTTGGGCGCAAGCGTATGCGACCAATCAAGCGGTCTAGCAAACTGACCAAACAAGAATTTAGCGAGTATTTAATGTTTTTAGAAATTCGCTGTGAGTACATGGGCATTGTGATACCGGAGCCTGTATATGAGCCTGCGTAAAGAAGCCCGTGGCCGCGGCTGCACGGTACGCATACCCAACGTGTGCAATTTCAACAGCGAAACCGTGGTGCTGGCGCATATCCGTTTAGCAGGTGTCAGCGGTATGGGCATGAAATCACCCGATTTGCTTGGCGCGTGGGCGTGTAGCGCCTGTCACGACGAAATAGACGGCAGGACGCATAAAAGCGGGCTGTCACGCGACGAACTACGCCTAGCCCATTACGACGGTATGGCGCGAACTATTGTGCAACTAGAAAAAGAGGGGCTGGTATGACTTTTTGGGTAGATACGCCGTACACCACGGCCTACGTCCGTAACGAGTTCCTGCACGACCAGCAGAAAGGTCACGGCGAGTTCACCGAATGTACCGTGTTTGGCTTTCGCGCCGAACCTATGCGCGTACCTATGTTTCAAATTATGACGGCGCAAGGGGCGCAATGGGCGCGTATCCCTATCCATGCCCTATGTAGCAAGCCTTGTGACCCTATAAGCCTTCAGATTGCGTGTTGGTGGGATTCCTTTAGCCGGTTTTGCGAGGTGCGCGAGGTGCAGTTTTTGCGTAACCACCGCGTGCAGGGAATTGGACGCGACGGCGTGAAGCGACCGGGCGTCTATCTTTTTACCGTATTCTGGGCTAATGGTGGCTGGGCAGAGGTAAGCGACCAGAGCAAAGACCATCACATTATCGCGTTAGACGGCGGGCAATGGATTGCGTACCCCAACAACAGGCTGTTGTGGGTAGACCCGTCATGGATTGGCGGGGATGTTCCGAGGGATTGGAAATCTCCGTCAGTCTCCTACAGCGTGGAGGCACTACCGTGAGATGGATCATTGACATATGGCGACGATTGCAGGCTAACCGTGACCGCGAATGGCGCTCTGTGCCAGCCCCTAACTGGCGATGTGCGCGTGGAGGGCGCGATATATGGTGAAAGACGACATCAGCCCACCGGGGGCGTGGAAGGAGGAG